AGTGTTACTGTTACACTATCTGATAATTATTTTGGTGCTCTTAGTGGTGGATCTGAATATCCAAAACTTAAACTGACTGCTACCCTAGAACTTACTAAGGCAAGACCTAGGTTAAAGACTGTTATTAGAAGTAAGAAGATTGTTATTACACCAGCAGGTGATAAAGTAATTCCTTTGAGAGGACAGGATCAGGAAGCAGCAGAGATTAAAACTGTTTCTTATTCTGATGTTATTAAAATCAATTACATTTATGAAGGATCAACCACTGCTCCTCCAACAGTAGATTCTGCTGGTAACCTAATCAGTGGTACTGATGTTACTAGTAGGTTTACTTTTGATGATGGTCAGAGAGATACATTCTATGATGTTTCTCGTGTTGTTATTAAACCAGGATTTGATCTTCCAACAGGTCAACTATTAGCATCATTTGATTACTTTGATCACTCACAGGGTGATTTCTGTACTGTAGATTCATATCTACATGAAGCTGGTGTTAGTGCTGATGAGATTCCTACATTTAACTCATCTGTATTTGGTATTACTAACCTAAGGGATGTTATTGATTTCAGACCTAAGGTTGATAGTAATGCTACTATTACTGGTTTCCAAGATCAATCTATCTTTAAGAATGCTGCATTTAATGATTTCACTGGAGATGGTGGTGTAGTATCCAGTTGTCCTTCATCTGATACTAATCTATCTCATACAATATCATTCTATCAGAATCAGTATTTGGATAGAATTGATGGTATCTTCTTGACTAAAAAGGGTGAATTTATAATCAAGGAAGGTAATCCTTCACTTAACCCTTCTAGACCAGAAGCAGTTGATGATTCTATTGCTCTATCGTATCTTTATATCCCTGCGTACACAACTAATAGTTCTGATGTAAGAGTTGTACCTGTTGATAATAAGCGTTATACAATGCGTGATATCGGCAAGTTAGAGAAGCGTGTTGAAAGGTTAGAGTATTATACACTCCTTAGTGTTCTTGAGCAGCAAGCATTGAATATGCAGATCAAGGATGAAATAGGACTTGAAAGATATAAGAGTGGATTTGTTGTAGATAATTTCGAGACTCATAAGGTAGGTAACCTTAAGTCTATTGATTACAAGTGTGCTATTGATACAAAACAATCTGTATTGAGATCTCAATCAAGAGAAGATTCATTTGATTTAGAAGAAGTCAATACAAAAGAGGATGAAAGAGTGGTTGCTGGTTATCAAAGAACTGGTGATATTCTTACTCTTCCATATTCAGATCTTAAGTTACTTGATAATCCATTTGCAACTAAGACTATTAACCCAAATCCATTTGTGGTTATTCAGTATGTTGGAGATGCATCCCTTGATGCACCAGTAGATTCTTGGTATGAGAATACTGATTCACCATTGATCTCTGATAACAATACCCAACTCTATACTATTTTCTTGGCGAAGAATAATATTAGAGAAGCATATTCTAGTATTCATAATAGTTATTCTGTTAACTGGGTTGGATCTAATCAAAACTTCTTTAATATTGGACCACTTTCTGATATCAATTCAGACCAAGTAACATCTTCTGTTAGGATTGCTAATGTAGCAAGTTCTTCTAATATTAGTCCACAGAACAATGAAACTGGTAAAGGTATTCAAACTAAGATTGTTGGTGAGACTGCTGTAGCAACATCACTCAAACAGTTTGCTAAGTCTAAGGCAGTTAAGTTCACTGTTCGTAGAATGAAACCTAATACAAGAATCTATCCATTTATGGAGGGTAGAGATATTAGTAGGTGGACTAATCCTGATCTTAGATTTACAGGTATTCCTGGTAACTCTCTTTCCACATTTGGTGGTTCTATAGTTACTGATGATGGTGGTAATGCTAGTGGTTTACTTATTATTCCTAATGGTTATGCTCCTGTTGAGGGAAGTACATGGAATAATTATCTGTATAACACTCAGTATGATACTACATCAGATGAATTACAGTTCACTGTTGGTGAAAAGACTATTAGATTTACATCAAGTGCTACAGATGAGAATAAAGATACTGTAGAAACATTTACAGAACTTAAGTATTATCCTACTGGAGTTTTACCTGCTAATCCTAGTAGCATTGTTTCAACTCTTCCTGCTTACTTGAAAGCAAATGAAGGTAAACAGATTGTTGATCTTGATACAAGTACTCAGAAGAAACCAAGTCCATTAACTCAAACCTTTAAGGTTGAGAATCTTGATGGTGGTTGTTTTGTTACTGGATTGAGTTTGTACTTTAATAAGAAAGCATCTAAGATTCCTATTAGAACATATCTTACAAATACAGTAAGTGGTAAACCAGGTAGTTATGTTATTCCTGGTACAGAGAAGACTATTTCACCTGAAACATATTTGAAAGTATATGTTTCACAGGAAACTACTATAGAGATTGGTGAATTGGTTACTGGATTCATTTCAGGTGCATCTGGTCCTGTTTATAAGGTATTTGATAAGACTGGTATTGAAGTTCTTCCTGGTAATGCTAATAAGATTCCTATTGCACCAGATCAAGTATATACATTGGTACTTTCTAATAACAATGGTACTTCTTTCCAGCAAGCAGAGACTTTAACTGTACCTTCCATTACACTTGCTAACAATACAAATAACACAACTATCTCTCTTACTATTGCTAAGGATTCTGGTAGAGTAACAGATTTGAAGGTTATTAATGCTGGTTCGAGTTATGATACAGCAAGCATGACCATTGAGAGTCCTCAATTACCAGGTGGTACTACTTCCACAGGTGCTCTTGGATTATCTGATGGAAAACTATTTAATTCTAGTGTTTCTATTCCTGGTTCTGGATATACTAGTGCTCCTTCTATTGTTATCAATGGAACAGGAACTGGTAATAATGGAGCAGAAGTCAAAGCAACAATTACTATCGATACACCTGGTGTACGAATGGGTGTTGCAACAAACTTAACAACTGATGTTTCTGGTAGTGTACCAACATACTTCACATTTGATTATCCTGTATATCTACAGAATGATACTGAGTATGCTTTCGTTGTTGAGACTGATTCTGTTGATTATGAATTATGGGCATCTGAGGTTGGAGAACCATCTGGTTCTGGTACTGTAACTGTACAACCTGGACTTGGATCTGTGTATAGATCACAGAATGTTGATAGTTGGACAGAGAACCTTAAGGAAGATATCAAATTCCAATTGAATAGAGCAGAGTTTGATATTAGTAGAAAGGGTAGTGTACTTCTTACTAATGAGGATGCTGGATATGAAACTATGTACCCATCATCTGTTCGCACAAGTAGTGAGTCTAGTAGTAGTGGTACATTAAAGAGATTTAGAGGAAATAATACTTATGTGGAAGTAACACATAGAGATCATGGATTTGAAGATGGAGGTAAGTCCTTTGTATTCTTCAAGGATATGGTTGAAGTTGGTGGTGTTAGTGCTTCTTCTTTGAATACTAGATTGTTCCCTGTTGAGAATAGTGGTATTGATACATTTAATATTGTATCTCCCACACAAGCATCTTCTAATGCTATTGGTGGTACATCTGCTGGATTAATTGCAACCAATAGAAAGTTTGAGAAATTATATGCTGATATAGGGTATCTTTCATTCCCACAAACATCTATTGATTCTTCAGTTAAAACAACTAATATTATTCCTGTTGATAGTGGATCTGTTAATTATGTTTCATATTCACAGTCTGATTATGAGAAGACATTTATTGGTCAAGAACATTTCTTCATCAATCAAAAGGTCGTAGCATCTAGGATTAATGAATTGAGGAATAGTATTTCTAATTCTCTGGTTTATAAACTGGATATTGGATCTACTGTTTCTACACTTTCTCCTGTAATTGATTTGAGAACTAGTTCTGTTAAGACAATTTCTAATAGAATAGAAAATCCTACTGGAGCAGAATCTAGGTATGGTAGACAGAATCAGGAACTTAAGTTGTACAAGATCTTTACATTCGTTATTACTGGTAACAGTGGAACTGATATTACAGTTGGTCAAAGTGTAGATTCTACAACTAATACAACTACATCTGAAATTGCTGGACTACAAGGAGGAAATGGTAAAGTTCTTGCTTGGGATGGTTCAACCAATACAGTAACTGTTAAGTTATTGAATAATGGTCAATTCAAAGCAACTGAAGCATTAACTTGGAGTGGTCAGACATCTTTAACTGGTACAACAATAACAAATGCTGGTGCAACTGAGGTAGTACCATCATTCACTGTTAATACAACTGTTAATGCATATAATTCTAATGAGAATGCATCTGTTGCTGATGATGAATTATATCTTGATAAGATAAGTGGTATTATTGTTGATTGGGATGCTAAAGAGAAGAGATTGGTCATCTTTAATAACAAGCAACCTATTAATGGCGACTTTACATCTAAGGTTACTTCTGGATCAGCATTTGCTAGAAAAGCAACACCTGCTGATCAGGTAGCGGATGTATTCAGAGTTGGTGACTTCCTTCAGTATGTTGGTCAAACAGCAAATACTGCTGATTGGTGGGAAGTTTCTGATGTTACATATCAGAATGGTATTGGATATGTACCTGAGGATTCATCTAAGAATACTTCTGGAGTATCTAAGTATGTTACTAAAGAGATATCTTTAGACAATGCTGGTACATCGATTGATGTTAAGATCACTGCTAACATAAGAAATATCTCTGATATTAAAGTATTGTACAAATACAAGGAAGAATCTAGTGAAACTAATTTCGAGGATATTGAATGGAAATTCTTTAACGTAGATGGTAAGTCTGATTTAGAAATATCTGCTTCTGCTGAGAATGAAATTTCTGGTTTATTTGAGAAACAGGAGTCATACCAAGAGATTCCATTTAGTATTTCTAATCTACCTGAATTTACCTCGTTTGCTGTTAAGGTTGTTATGAACTCTGATAACCCTGCATACGTTCCTAAACTACAAGATCTAAGAGCAGTCGCTTCTTACTAATGAATTATTTACAAGTTGATGGTGAGGATGGTCTTTATAGAGACACATCCACTGGTGCTATTATCAATAAAGATAAGAAAGCATTTGAGCAAATAAGAGCAGCAAGACTCAAAGACAAGTATAAAGATATTGAATTAGAGCAAGTAAAAACCGAACTTGCTGAGCTAAAGGAGATGATTCGTGCTATAATAAATAAGTAAGATCGATCTTTTTACTATTATGGCAATGGATACTGGAACCTTGAAAGAGGAATTTGAAAAACAACTGACTGATGCGAATCAAAAGATCGCTAAGGCAGAGGCAGAGTTGGTTAGACTCAGGGAATACAGGACAAAACTAGTTGGTGGTCTTGAGACAATCGGACTACTTGATGGAACTGCTGAAGAAGCACCTCCACTAGAAGGTCCACCTGCTGAAGAGAAACCAGTTGCTAAACCACCTAATCCTCCTTCCGTTTAATAAACTTCCCCCTCGCTAAATAGTGAGGGGTTCTTTATATGTCAGATGGCTGCTATTCCAATTAATTTAATTTGTGAGAAGGGAACCGATTTCAGTGCGACCTTTAATATTCAGAATGAAGCCAATACAACCCCACTAAATCTTACTGGTTATACTGCTGTAGCAAAGATCAAGAAGAGTTATACTTCTTCTGATTCTACAGATTTTACAGTAGAGTTTCCAGATAGATATAATGGACAACTTTCTATCAGTTTAGGAAATGCTGCGTCAGCATTGTTAACTGCTAGGAGATATGTTTATGATATTCTGTTGACTTCACCATCTGGTAGTAAGTCAAGAGTTATTGAAGGAATACTTGAAGTAACACCTGGGGTTTCATAATGCCTACGTATAACGTATCGGTACAATCTCAAAACTATAGTGTAGTTTCTGAAGCTCAGAAAAAGTACGCTGTAGGTGTTAATTATGATATTCCTGCAAAATATCTTCAGAATAATAATATTATTCTTGATGGTATTACCACTTTATTCAATGGAGTACGTACTACATTCGATCTAACTGATAGCGGTACTGCTTACACTCCTACTGATGAAGCACAATTAATTGTTTCACTTAACGGACAAATTCAACACCCAGGTATTGATTATTCTGTCAGTGGTACACAAATAACCTTTGGTACACCACCAGCATTAGGTGACTCTGGTTTCATTGTTGCGATGGCGACAACTGCTGATCTTACTAGAACAGTTAACTTTGTTTATAGTAGTGGATCAGTTGATATGAACACAGGACCAAAGGCAGAATTGGGAATTGATGTTACTGGAAGAATTCAGTCGTGGACACTAACTTCAGATGCTGTTGGTGTTATTATCTTAGATGTTCAGAAATGTACATTTAATGATTTCCCGAACTTCCAAACTATATGTGGTGGTGATAAACCACAGATAAGTGGAAACCTAAAAGCGTTCAGTGATAACATCCCTTTATGGGACACAAACATAGTCGCTGGTGATATGCTTAGAGTCAGAGTTGACCAAGTAAATGCCATAAGACGATTCATGTTATCATTGAAAGTTTTCCTATGATAAATAATCGAGGGACGATTATTTTATAAATAAACGTAAGCAAGCAACACAACGATTTTTGGAGACAAATTAAATGGCACTGCTAGTACCTAATATTGGCGAATTGGAGTCACTTCGTTATCTCGTTAACCAGAACAACTTTGTTTTGGATAGAGAGGACAATGCTCCTAGAGACCTAATTCTTAAACTTTACACAAGTGACACAACTCCTGCTGAAGCGGATGTGCCTAGTACAACGGCATACTTTGAACCGTATGCAGATGGCAATACCAACGGATATGGTACTGCTTCAAACACAGGTTATGATACCTGCGTAAACAATCGTACAGAGGCAAGATACGATTATACAGACCAATATGGTATTCTCCTAAATGGCGGTCAGTGGAAAATTAATCAAGACTCTACTGCTAACGTTGTAACAACTGCTACTTACCCCGAACAGACATTTACCTTCACTGGTGCTGCTGGTAATGTTTACGGTTACTATATCGTAAGGGCAAACAATATGCCTGTTGCTGTTCATGGTGTTGTTGATGCTGCTTCAGGTGCTGCTGCTACTACAATCACTAAAGGTGATGCTACTAACGTTTGTATCGGTGTTATCGGTAACGACTACATCACACTCCCTAACGTTGCTAACGTAATGGACAACATTACAATCGGCATGACTGTCGGTGGTAACTCTGCTGTCCCAGGATCTACACTTGTTGGTGGAATTGACCGTGCTACACGTCGAGTCTACCTTGTTGATAGTTCTAA